GCTAAATTTTTTAAAAAAAAAGAAGACCCTAATTATAAAATAAAAAAGGCTAACTTAAGAATGAAAACTATGAATCCTAACTCTGAACATCATCAGACAGTCCTCTCATACATTACAAATTTAAGTCAAGAGTGCAATTATTTTTTGGAAGTTCCAGATTATATCAATAGTAGTGAAATGTTCCATGATCACCCTAGTGTAAAAAAAATGAAATCTGATATGATCAAGGAATATCAGAGCTCTTTACAATTATGTTTACAATCCAAGGCATCAAGGTTAGCTTGGAATTATCATTTGTTTGCAAGAGAATTAATGATGGTGGGTTCAAAAAATAGTGTTCATAATGAAATTTCTATAATCACAGCAGGTTTAGAAGGTATTGTTTGCTTGGCTGTTTGTCAAAGAAAGAAAAAAAACAAAGATCCAGGAGTTTCATTTTATTTTTTTGGGCACATCAAAAAAGATCAAACTTTACCATCAGTGTTTGGTCAAGTTAGTTATTTCACAGTCAATGAAACATTGCTCTTTAAAACAAGTTGGAGGCGCTTAAAACTGGAAAAGCTCACATTTATTTCTGATGTTTTTTTTAATACTTTAAGCTCTGGAGTTAAAAATGTTGTTTCACAGTTGAGTCAGCCTGAAGTAACAAACTCACGCAATTTTGTACATAACACAATTGCTGAGTACTTTACCACAAGAGTCGTAGTGGGTTTAAATGCTACACAAAAATTAGCAGAGATGTTAACTGATTTTAAATATATTCTTATGGGAGCTTTATCCCTCAATTCAAAAACAGCAGAGTTGCTAAGGGATAAGTTAACTCTTCCAATTAACAGCCTTTTGATTAGTTTTTTTTATACACAATTTTTTTTTAATTGCGGTTAAGTTAACACAAGAGGTGGACGCTGGATCTTCTTTTATAAACTTTGATGATTTGAATAAACTAATTGATGGTAATTTTGTCATCAGGGAGGAAGATTTCTCAGACGATTTGTATGGAACAAAAAGGAAAAAATTTAGAGGGAAGATAAAACTCCCTTACTTATGGGGAATGTCAGGGCATTGTTATGAATTCACGGATTTTTTAGATACAGCACACATCTATGCACATACTATCAAAGAACCATCATCAACATACCATGAGAATATCAAGTGCTTAAATACTATAAGAAAATTTGATAACATTTATAAGAGATTGGATCATGATCAAAAAATTGGTAGGCACAACTCCCTAAAAGAAGCAATATCTAATAATCAAATGGGATTCTCAGCAAAATTTGTTTCAGATGCATGTCAACACTTCCTTAAAACATATCGGAATTTAGATTTAGAAGCAATTGTGGACAATCCCTACTTTTCTAAACCTATTGCTCATTTTGGTTCTACAAAAGCTAGCATTTACACAACGGAAATCAATCATGAAGTGAAAACGGAATATAACACTCAAATGAAAGAGCGTTGTAAAGTGAATGATGCACTTCTTGCAAATAGTGAGTACCAGGGTACTAAAAAAATAGTTGATTTAAAAAAAAGTTTATTAGAACATGCTGTGGATTATAACAACCAAAAGAGGACAGCTGTTGTGGATATGTGCATTAAAGTTCAGTATGGCCCAAAGAGAGAGTTTTATGTATTAGATGTAGCGACAAAGTACGCCATAAAATTTGTGGAAGAATTTTTTAAAAGGGTTTGTGAAAACATTAAGACAGAATGTATCACAATTCCAGGCGATTTAAAGTTAACAAGAATTCAAGAGATGATGGATACAACGATGAACACAGCTCAAGACAACAAAATGGATTGCTTCTTTATTAA